CACAGCCCGCGACACTACAACTACTTACACGACTTCTTACGATACAAGTCGCGGTACTTCTAGATCAACCACCACTAGCTTTACGACTTATCCGGTTACTGGGACATCTAGGGCAACGACAACGACCTACACAACTTCCTACAATACGACTAGCGTAAGAGGCACTTCTAGAGCGACCACCACTAGCTACAATACGAGTCGTGCGACAGGCACAAGTAAAAGCACAACAACTTCATACACCACAACGTATGGAACTAGTCGCGGGACTTCTAAGAGTACTACAACGTCCTATACAACTACTTACGCGACTAGCAAGACGACTAGCAAAGCGACCACTACAAGCTATACCACGACATTCAACACGACAGGGACATCTAGTAGCACAAGTTCGCCAGCATTTAGCGGTTCTAATATGGTGATGACCACTGCTATTTCATCTATTTGGTATTACGGTGGTTCAGGTGTAGGCTCTGGAGGTACTAATACAACGTCAATTACATCTGGAAGCACTACCTACAATCGTGGCGCGCTTCAGACTTCTTCTTGGAATCCATACACTGGAACTACAAGCCAATTTAAGATTACTAGGACTGTTACGTCATCGTCTACAACTAGCACTAGTCGCGGTACCAGCAAAAGCACAACGACTTCCTATACGACTAGCTACAACACTAGCAGGACGACTAGCAAAGCGACCACTACAGCCTATACGACTAGCTACAATACATCGCACACTACCGCCCCGACTACGACAACCTCGTTCAATACGACAACCATTTTCGGTACATCGCATTCTACGACAACTTCGTTCAACACAACTGTAACTTTCGGTACTTCTAACTCAACGAGTAAAAGCACTACCACACAGTTTGACACGAATACGAATATACCTGCCAGTCGCTCCACCACGACTTCTTTCACGACTACGTTTGGCACATCAACATCAACATCTAAAACAACTTCAACAGCGTTTAATACGAATACAACGCGCTCCACTAACAGTTTGACAGGAACAAGTCGCGCAACAACAACGAGCCGTGACACAGCGACAGTAGTTTACGAGCGTCTAACTGCAACTGGAAATCAGACTGAAGTAAGTAGCGGGAGCGCGCATAATGGTCGTTACTGGGATGGGTCTCAGTGGACGGAGGATTAATGGACTTTAAAGAAATCAATGGGAAGTTAGAAAATGCTCTGGAAATAATCATGGAGCATTTCAGCGAAACAGAAGATCGAATCACGGAACTTGAAGATGAAGTTTCAAGGCTGACAAATGAGCTTAAAAAAATTAGCAAACAATGACGAACTTGGGAATCCTGTAGCGCATTTTTTCAAAAGCGGGAATGTTCTACGAAAAGCAGATGATTGCGGCTTGATCGGCTTAAAAAGTTTTCTGCCAAAATCTTGGGAAAAAGGTACGAGGGTTGAGTATGACGTATGGTACAGTTTTCCAGACAATAAGATACATGGTTATGTTTACACAGACTTGCTTACGAATTTCATATACCTGAGAGTAGCCAGCGAAAAGTTTGCTAGTGAAGCCATGAGCAGAGCGGCTGAGTCTAAGGTGACTGAAGAAGGCGAAAGGCTTTTCCTTGAGATAGCAAAAAATTGTGAAGATAAGTATCGGCTAAGGCCAAGCAGAAGCGCGCATGATTTTGTTATTTTTTTGGCAGGAACTAATATTCTGAACAAGGTAACTGACTGGGCAAAAGTGGATAACGCTGTCAGGCAAGGGGCAAAGCTGAAGTGTCACCCTCTTACCTCCGCACCTGCTTATCAACACTTAGTTCACAAATACGGTGACGCTGTAATACCAAAGAAAATTAGTGGACACCAGTTATTGCAAGAAGCAAAAATTGTTGGTTGTTGTGATAATTCAGAAATGGGTATTGCGGCACTCGCAAAAGGAAAGACTGTTTATCGTTTCGGTAAGCAAAATCATTGGTGTACTTACAGTGCCATTTACAAATCTCTTCTGCATAACGGACAGTTGAGCGCGGAAAAGCTGAAAGCGATTTTGTCTTGCAAGACTTCGGGGCTTGTTCCAGCGAGCATTGATGAACCGCAAGAACGGATACAGAAATTTTTTCTGCAATACGATCAGGAGGAGCATCTTGCGCCTAAAGATATTGGTGATCAAATGCAATCAGTTAAGCGAGCTTACGCTTAATAGCATTCGTAAGAATATGCCTGATTGGGAGTTTGATGTAGTTGATTATAATGGCGGTTTTATAAGAACAGCCCTAATGAACTCTGAAGAGATTTGCTTGGTTGTAAAGAGCGGAGTAATATTAGATATACAAGAAGGCGATTTGCCAGAAAAATCGTTACTAGAGCAGTACGACATATGCGTGAGTCGGGAAGGAGTGTTTACAGATAACTCTGACAACAAGCATATATATGGGCTGATCGGTAGCAATCTGAGCAAAAAGTCGATGGATTTATCTGTTTTCTGTATCAACCCAAGTCGGTGGGTAAGAATACCAGACGGTGATGCAGGTGTGCTTGGTCGCGTGAAAAGATTAAGAATGCCTAGGCACATGAACCATAAGTGCGATGTGATTATCCCAGAGGCTGTCAGCGCAAGAGTCGCTATGGACTACGGTATGTTAGGAGAGCAAGCATCTGTTTTGAATTACACCTCTGTCTACGAAAAAGGGACAGCTAATGGCAACGAGATGTTTGCCTATAGATTAGAAACAGCATTAGATTTTTTAGATGGGCTACCAGCTGATGCGCGACAAAAAACTGAAGCAGTAGCATTAAAAACATCGCATAGAGCCGCCAAACTAAGAAAAGGGCTGGCTAAAAATTTACCATTAGGAGTTAGCAAATGAGCATGACAATTGATTACATTACAGAGTTGAGACAAGTCGGTTGCGTTACGACTGAAAACTTTACTGATATTGTGAAGTATATTGAGTGGGAAGTGCATTTTTTTGAGACTAGCCTGCCAGATCATCACAGCGTAGCTTTGATAAAAACAGAACTAGATGTGGACGATGTTAATGCTGAATCCTTCGTAGCGTTTTCTGATGTGACCAAAGCGAACATTGTCGCTTGGGGATTAGCCAAGCAAGGCGGTACAGATTTTTTAGATACCCTGCTAGAGGCAGGCCATGCTAGGAACCTAGAAGATATGTTCAGAGTTTTACAGTACACACAAAAAGACATCGACCTTATTCCTGCGGATTAGAGATACAGCTATGGCATTTTATTCTCAGCACAGGCGCGAATTACGAGACGATGTATATGTAGGCGGCTCGGTTGTCAGACAAGATTTCACTGTCGGTGCAAACGGAAGCAAAGCTATACTAGAAGAACTTAGGCAAAAGTTTCCTGCGTATAGTCCTTTCGGGTTAAGCCGGAATAATCTTGTAGGTCGTTATGAAGGATACAGAGAACCTTATACAAATCCAAGCATAAGCTGGTATGGTCTTGATGCGTTTCCATCAGAGGCTTTACAGCTTTCGTTTGGCACCAGCTACCCTAATAGTAATTTAAAGCATTGGTATGGCCTAAAGTTTGATTTGGTAACCGAAGCCGTCCAGCTGAAAGTTGTCATAAGGGAATACGATGGCGATAAACCTGCTTTGCCTGTACCCAACTGTTTTTATGCTGTCACGCACGAACAGGATGGAACTTCTTCGGATTGGATTGATGTCTATTGCAAAGCATCTGTGACAACCATCACTAATTTCTGTAGAGAAAATGACCTACAGTACCCGCTCGCACCGACAACGCATATTGATGCTGATGAAATAATCTTTTGGGGATTTGTATTTAACAAGAACACACTCGAATATAGCGTAGCGAAGGGTTACGCAAGATATGGCCTAGAGGCGTAATAATGATAGATCCAATAACAGCAATGTCAGTAGCCGTAAATGCATTTGGTACAATCAAACGCATGGTGTCTGCTGGCAAAGATGTTGAGGATACCTTGACACAAATTGGGCGTTTCTATGGTGCTGTATCTGATCTTTCTGAAGCAAAGCGTCAGGCTGATAACCCACCACTGTTCAAAAAAATTATTTCATCTAAGTCTGTTAATGAAGAAGCGATGAACACATACGCTCGCAATAAACGAACTCAGCAGATGGAGCGCGAACTGCGAGAGTTGCTGATGTATACCTACGGGAAAGAAGGCTACAACGAGTTAGTTCAGTTACGCAGGTCTATCGCTACCCAAAGAGAAAAAACAATCTATCTCCAAGAACGAAAGCGTAAGGCATTCTTCTGGAATAGCATCCAGATCACTGGGATAGCTATACTTGGCTATGCAGTTTACTTTGTATTCGCACTAATATTAGGAGCCATGAATGGCAACGGTTAAGGAAGCACTGTTAAAGCTGGAGGCTCACGAACGCGAGTGCGCTGTGCGAATGGCAAACATAGAAAAACGGCTAGACGATGGCTCTGAAAGATTCAAGAAATCTGAAATGATGCTATGGGGCATGTACCCATTGATTATTGGTTTATTTCTAATTGAAAGGTTGTACTGATGCTGAAGCTACTATTAGCACCTATTGCCGATCTTGCTGGCGGGTTCTTGAAGAACAAAGCCGAGCAGTCTAAGGCCAAACATGAAGCCAAGATGAATGTAATTCAGAATGACGCTGATTGGGAAGCAAAGATGGTAGATGCTTCTGCAAACTCTTGGAAAGACGAATTCTGGACTTGTATTCTAGCGATCCCCATATTCATGGTGGGGTATGCAATAATAGTAAATGATATGTCGGTAATACATAGAGTTGAACAAGCGTTTGCCGCACTGAATGATTTGCCTGAGTGGTATCAATACTTGCTCTTCATAGCTATCAGTTCCAGCTTCGGTATCAAAGGCGCAAGCAAACTAATGAACATGAGGAAATAAAAATGCCAGAAGATGCTAAGAAAGAAAAGTTAAATTATTTCAAGCCCAAAGAGTTGAAGTGCAAAGCCACTGGCGAAGAAGGATTCGACAAAGACTTTCTTGAGACGCTAAACGCTATTCGCCATGAGTGCGGCTTTAGCTTTGCCCTATCTTCTGCTTACAGGTCGCCACAGCACCCCATAGAAGCCCGTAAAGAGCATCTAGGAGCGCATACCACCGGAAAGGCGGTAGATATACTCGCCAGCGGAGAAAAGGCGTTAGAGATCATTAGAATGGCTCAAAAGCATGGTATTCAGCGAATCGGCATACAGCAGAAAGGTAACGGCAGATTTATTCATTTAGATGCCTGTACTGAAGAAGATGGATTCCCTTGCCCTGCTATCTGGTCTTATTAATTCCACATAGAACATAAAAAAGCCCCTCCGAGAAGGGGCGGTTAGTTTATAGAGTGAAAATACCCAACGATGCTGTCTCGCTAACTACAAAAAGGTCTGAGTCTAAGGCCGTTTTAGACAACGCCTCTATCGCATCTTCCCGCGACTTAAAGGGTTTAAAACCGAAGCCCTCATTCCTTAATTGATCGCGCAATATTCTCTTCTCAGCCATAGTGTAATTTTTTCCGTTAGGATTGATATGCCTATGCGAGATCGTGAAATACGTTTTTGATTTTGTGTCATGGTTAAAAGCCATTTTATTTTCCTTTGATTAATTGATTTTTAAAGAACGTGCCATTCCGTGATGGCATAGCCAGTATAACATAAGTAAACATAAATGTATATACCTAGTTATATCAAGATGTTATAAAGACTGTATCCTTTATTACAAACTATAATATACAAAATTGTATACTTGGCACATAAATGGGTATAAAATGTACCTACATTCAATAAATAAAGGTAATAATTATGTTAGGTTCAGGTAGCTTACCAAATACAAGCCGCAAGGCAGTACGTCATGGTCATAAAGGAAACGTCAAAAAATATCAGATTTGGAGCAGAGTAAAGTGTGCTAAAGAACGTAAAGAAATGAAAGAGTTTGGCATCATCGATGCTGGTAAATGGACTCTGGCTCACAAAGGAAGGCTGACAGCAAATAAAGCCGATCAGTTAGTGTTGCTATTAGAAGGTCGCGGTCACGAAACAAAAACCATCAACACCAAATTAATCATATAAATCAAACGCCCCGTAATCCTTCGCCCCTTAATTGGGGCTTTTTATTGCATAATAATAAACAAAAAGGTTTACTTTATAGTGAATCGGGTGTATCGTTACACCTCAATCAATAAAAAAGGTATTAGTTATGACAGATTACAATGGCTGGACAAATAGAAATACTTGGCTCATCAATCTTTGGTTTGGTGAAATAATTCGTGAACAGTTAGAAGAAGATGCCGCGACTTCTACAGAAATGTTAGAAGGTATTATCATGGACATCATCTATGAAGAAATCAAAATATGCTCTTTGATGCTTCGTGATTTTGTGGACTTCGATGGAATCAATTGGGGCGAAATATGGGAACATCATTGTTTAGAAGTTTTCTATGAGGAGGCTTCTTAATGATTGACCTTGAGACAGTAAATAATCTTAATGATTTTGATCGTGGTGAACTTGATTGTCTTTACGGTTACAGTTCACTGCCAGATCAATCACAATCTTACTATGATGGATATGGTAAGCAATATGCTTTAGAACAGACCGTAGGAGGTCAATCAAATGCAACTAAGTAAAGAAGTCTGGCAGACTCTATCTGCTATAGATGTTTCTAGTCACATAGAAAAAAAAGGAAACTTATCATACCTGTCTTGGGCTTGGGCTTATGGCACTATGATGGAACATTACCCAGAGCTTCATTATTCCTTTGAAATTGACAAATGCGAAGATACAGGCACTGTGGAGGTCAGTTGCGTAGTTCACATTCACACTGGAGGCGAGCAGGATCAAGTCATGATGCGCCATATGTGGCTACCTGTCATGGATCATAGAAACAAAGCAATATCTAACCCTGACAAGTTTGCAATCAATTCCAGCAAAATGCGGTGCTTGGTTAAATGTTTCGCAATGTTCGGTTTAGGCCATCACATATATGCTGGCGAGGATATAAACCCAGTGGTAGCCAACGCGATAATCAATGACTTCCAAGCAAAAGAACTCAAGGAAATGCTCCATGAGTGCGATGCTGACGTTGGGGCATTCTGTACTCACTTCAAATGCGAAAATCCTAACAAGCTTCTGGCTTCTCAATTTGACAGAGCTATGCACGCTTTGCGTAACAAGCGAAGGACTGAAGCATGATTATCTTAGAGCATGAACAGGGCACTGATGAATGGTTTGCCGCTCGATTGGGCAAGCCTTCAGCCAGTGGCTTTGGCCGTCTTATCACCCAGACAGGTAAGCCGTCTACTCAATCGCGTAAATATGTAGCCCAGCTTGTAGCAGAAACTATTCGCGGTTGCGGTGAGCCTGTCTATGTGAACGAGTGGATGCAGAGGGGTAATGACCTAGAGCCAGAAGCGCGAGAAGCTTATGAATACATATCTGGGAATGAAGTCATGGAGACTGGCTTCATTGTTACCCCAGAATTTGCATATGGGTGCTCGCCTGATGGACTTATATCCGATCAAGGAGGTCTTGAAATCAAATGCCCTGCGCCCACAACTCACGCCGAATACATGATGAACCCGCAGGAAGGGGTGAAAAGGTATTGGCAACAAATCCAAGGCTGTATGTGGATTACCGATAGGCAATGGTGGGACTTCTTTGCTTATCACCCAGAGATGCCGCATGTTCTAGTGCGGGTTGAACGCGATGATGAATACATCGCCAAACTGGCTACCGAGGTTAATAATGCGGTGGCAGAAATTGCAAACCAAGTGGAGAAGTTAACATGAAAGTAGGATTATCTGTAAGAATTGATGTAAGCAAGATCGACAAATCACGATTGTATAAGGGAGCCAAGGGTACTTACCTTGACCTGACTACTTTTGTGGATACCGAACAGCAGGATCAGTACGAGAATAATGGCTTTATTAGTCAGTCCACCACCAAGGAGGAGCGCGAGGCACAGGTACAAACGCCTATTCTTGGTAACGTAAAAGTATTCTTTACCGATGGGCAAGTGCCAACGCCTGCTAAACAAGCTGATATGACCATTGAAGAAATGGACGAAGATATACCTTTCTAGGGTAAAAAACCCCCCCTCGCGGGGGGGAAACCATAGGAGGTTGCGGATCGGGGGAACCCGCCAAATAAATATAACACAGGAAACCATTACGATGGAACTAATACATTCAGGTAACAGGCTAAAAGAGATGCAAAATGTTCTTAATATTAGCTCTGCAGAATTAAGCCGCAAAACAGGTATATCGCCCCAGCAAATGATTAGACACAGATATCAAGCAAATATGAAACTACATACAATGCAGGTGATCTGTGGCGGCTTAGGTATAAAAACCGAGTCCTTTATAACAAATGAATATAACTAGCCAAAAATATGAGTGTCAATGCTTGATTAGTTGAATAATAATTAGCATGTATTCGGGCTAGAGGCTGACGAACTCCTTAGATAAACGTCAGAGCGTGGTTGACCCTCCAGACATGGCCCCATAGATAACTCGGTTGTTATTAATGGATAGGTTGGATATCCGATACGAATACAAATAAACCGCAAAGTTGCTTTAGCCCTTTGATCTTAAATTTACTATTCTGTATAGTAAAAGGGTTAAATCATCTTGAAAAATATAATTAAAAAATAATATTTATTAACAATTAGGTGAGGCTTGCCGAACCATAGGAATCAATTATGAAAAACTACATTATAAAATGTACTGCTGTTATTGCTGAAACTCGAGAATACATAGTTCAGGCTAATAACGAACAAGAAGCTTGTGACAAAGTGTTAAATTCAAATGGTCAGGAAAAGGCTAACATCTCAACTTACCATCTTTATTATGGAAGTGAGGATAGTCTTTATCATTGTCACGCGAGTCCTATAGGCGAAATGGATGACGAAGATGCTAGAGGTTTTCTAGGGGAGGAGTACATTGAAAATACGTCTAAGTAAGCAGGACGCTCATACCTGCCAACTAATGGGTGCTGATACTGTTAAGCTTTGTGAAATGCAGGGCTTTGCTCCAAGACTGGATAATCAGAAACAGTCTAGAACGGAAGCAAATGTATACGGTTTTAAGGCAGAATTTGCTGTTGCCAGATTGTTCCACATGGAACTTCCTACCGTTAACGTATTGACCGATGGTGGTGTTGATCTTTGGTTTGGTGA